CGACCTAACTGATCAATAACACAGTTGTCAGCAATAGAAGCATATGCAGGGTCTAGTCCAATAGGCGAGTCTTGAGTGTTTATACCCAAGAAGCCTGGAGCTGCAATTGTAATATTCTGTAGTTGCTCAGCCATTATACAGTAGTCCAAATAGTCTCTTCAGGATGTTTAGCAGCGTCGAGTGCTACAGCGTCTGACAGTGTTCTACCAGACAATGAAAACAACTCAGCAGCAGAAGTACCACCTGTCTCTCCTCGCTCTCTAGCGCCTAGTGCGGTAGCCAGCTGTATAACAGGAGAAGAAGGTATAAACATCTTGTCAGTATCTTCTGCTAAGTCTGCTGTTCTCAACACCACGTTAAAGTACAGGTTGTACACTCCATCAGGAGCTGGGTAGACATCAACAGCGCTGTCGCCGTTAGCGTCAATACCATTCCAGCTATAGAACTGAGGAGCGCCTAGAGGTGGAGTCTCAATCAAGTAAGCTTGCGTCATCCAGTGTGCTGCACGATACTCCATGAACCAGTCAGAAGTGTCGTTAACAACGTCAAGAACTTTAACACGGTCTTGTGATCCAGTGAGGTTGTAGTTAAAAACATCAGGAGTAGTGGTAACAGTCAACGTGGTTCGTAAAGCTGACCAGTCCCAGGTGTCTTCTACAGTTCGCTTAGCATCGTTAATAAACTCTCCAACAAGCTTAGAATAGCTGTTCTGTCCTACAGTCTCTACTTCTTCTTCTCGGAGTCTCCGTAAAACACTGTTTACTAATTGTAGGTATGTCATTATTACCGCCTTCTAAAATTATTAGAGTTTGTTAGCATTCCTTGCTGAGCAGGAGCCTGCAAGTTTCTTTGTTGTAACTGTACATAAGGAGAAACTACCTGGTTACTGCCAATAGCTATGTTGGACTTAAACAAGTCTGCAAACACTCTATCAGTAGTTCTAGTAGGTGACATCATACCTGATCCAGCAAGTGCGCCTATGCCGCTGTCTTCTCCTTCTCCTTCTCCTTCTCCTGAACCTACACCACTGCCTGAGCCTGAACCTGAACCTTCACCAGAGCCTACACCGCTACCAGTGCCTGTGCCTTCACCAGTGCCTACGCCTTCACCAGTGCCTGTGCCTTCACCAGTGCCTACGCCTTCACCAGTGCCTACGCCTTCACCAGTTCCTAGGTCTGTTCCTGAACCAATTCCAGTTCCTATTCCGCCATCGTTACCAGAACCAGAACCAAAACCGTCAGTGGGTATAGTAGTGTCGCCGCCTTCAGCACTTCGTTCATAAGCGTCTAGCTCTGCGTCAGTAACTACACCATCGTTGTTAGCGTCGAGCGTTCCAAAAGTAGCCCCGTTCCAGGTATCTCCAAACTGTTCTTCAAAAGCTGCTGGATCATATTCAAAGCGGAAATCTTCAGGATCGGGAACAGCAGGATCAGAAGGAGCAGGAGAAACGCCTTCATCAGGTCCTACACCTTCCCCGCCACCTCCTCCACCGCCAGCACCGCCCCCGTCTCCTGCACCACCGCCTTCTTCTAACGATGGCGGTGGAATAACAACTTCAATAGGCGGAGCTGGGTCTTGAATAACAGGCTCAGGCTCAGGCGTAGGTTCGGGTGTAGTTGGCGGCATCTCAGGCTGTACACCTGTTATAGGAACATCTACACCGTCTTCAGTTTCTATAGCGGCTGCTGCTTCTTCGTCTAACCTACGTTGTTCTGCTTCCTCCGCTAGTCTAGCTTCCTCTGCGGCTGCAGCTTCTTCTGCAACTCTAGCTTCCTCTGCGGCTGCAGCTTCTTCAGCAACTCTAGTTTCTTCAGCAACTCTAGCTTCTTCAGCAACTCTAGCTTCTTCAGCAACTCTAGCTTCCTCTGCGGCTGCAGCTTCTTCAGCAGCTACTGCAGCTTCCTCAGCAAGTCTAACTTCCTCAAGTCGAGCTTCTTCAGCTCTTTGTTCAGCTTCTCTAGCAGCTCTAGCGTCTGCCTCAGCCTGTAGATCAAGCTCTGCTTGTCTTTCTTCTTCAGCGTTAGCAAGAGCTTCTTCTTCAGCTATACGTGCAATTTCTTCAGCAACTCTAGCAGCTTCTTCTGCAGCTTCTCTAGCAACTCTAGCCTCTTCAGCAACTCTGGTTTCTTCAGCAACTCTGGTTTCTTCAGCAACTCTAGTTTCTTCAGCGACTCTAGCCTCTTCAGCAACTCTAGCTTCTTCAGCAACTCTAGCTTCTTCAGCAACTCTAGCTTCTTCAGCAACTCTAGCTTCCTCTGCGGCTGCAGCTTCTTCTGCAACTCTAGCTTCTTCTAAGGCTACTGCTTCCTCTGCTGCTGCCGCTTCCTCAGCAACTCTAGTTTCTTCAGCGACTCTAGCCTCTTCAGCAACTCTAACTTCTTCAGCAATTCTGTCACCCTGTACTGCGTCAAAAACGTCTGTTAATACATCAAGGGTTGAGACAGTAGAGTCTTCCGATAAAGAGTCTGTTGTGTCCTCAAGAAGGTTATAAATAACACCATCTCCTTGACCTGAAGCTATGTCTTCTAAAGCAGAAACAGCGTCTAATACATCCTGACTTACAGAAGTGCTTAAATCAGCGTTCTCTGCAAATTTAGCAAGATCAATGCCCATAAAAGTAGTTGTAACACCACTTGCTGCAATTGAAGAATTATAGGCTGTATCGTATATAGCAGTGTAATTTGGAGGTATAAACGTACCGGCAGGCATCCCAGAAGCGTAGGCGTTATACTCCGCAATAGCAGAATCAACAGCTGCGTTTCCAGCTACGTTTGCGTTAGCGCCTGCTTCTGCTGCATCAAAACCTCCAGCCTGAGCTACCTGTCCCAGACCTGCCATAGCTAAAGTAGCCCAGTCTTCTGCGTGTAAAGTCTCTCCGTTAGCTGCTCTCAAACCTGTTAAAACAGCAATGCCAGGTAGCCCAAACATTGAAGCAGCCATCTTAATAGGAGCGCTGTTTAGGAACTTAGTTACACCGCTTACATCAAAATCAGAGGTAGGCGACTGGCTTCCTATTTTATAGTTTAAAGTGTTATATTGATCCTGGCCCGTTACTTGGTTAGGGAATAAAACAACTTCACTGTAAAAATTAGGGTTGTCTGCAGAGTTAGAAGGAGCTGCGTACAGTTTACCTTTGTCTATTATATAAACATCTGTATTATATTTATCGCCTGCCATTAAAGTTTGAGCAGCAGCGTTTAAGTATTCATCTTTATCTAAAGCGCCTGACTCATACAAGGAGCTTAAAAACTTTATCTGTGATGTTTCGTACAGCTTGCCGTATTCTGCTGCAAAAGCTTCTGGATCTTCTGACGCTAGAGTGCTTAGGTTAGTTGTTTGCCAGTCTGTAATTTCATTGTCTAACTTAGAAGTTAACTCAAACATCTGATCGTCAGTTAGAACTTTATTACCAATGTCTGCAGAAGTAATACCGTATTTTTTAAGAAGATTAGTTTGCGTAGAAAGTGCTTTTTCTTCATCAGTGAACGTGCTGTAAATTGCAGAGTTAGCTTCTCTTTGAGGCGCGTTAGCTAAACGTTTTAAAGCAGCCTCAACAGAACCTATTTCGCTTTCTTTATCAGGATCAGGAGCGTCTAAACCGTATACACCGTATCGACTAGAGAAATAATCATCATCCTTGTTGATAGCTGCTTTTTTCCAGTTAACAGGATTAGCTACAGTGCTTGGAGCTTCTAAAGGAAGAACTGTTACAGGAGGTAGCACAGCTGTCCCAGCAGCTAGCCTACGTAATGCTTCTTCTTCAGCAAGTTGCCTTGTTTCTCGTCTTCCTCTGCCTCGAGCCATGCTTACTTCCTCATCTTCATTATTTTATCAACTCCGCGTATACCGAAGCTAGATGATATAGCTATAAACAATAAGTACTGATACCACTCAGGTAGTTTCTCTAATGCTTCAAAAGCTGTGGCTACTCTAGCAATAATTGTTACATCGTTAGCAGCAATAGCGTAGCCAACCATAAACACGGGTATCGCTAACACAATAGTCCAAAACTCATCTTTCCACGAGTCCTTAGAAGCATCAGCCATCTTAGCTTCCCAGTCAGCGTCATTCTCTATAACTGACATCTTACGAACGTGTGTAGCTTGCTTCTCTTCAGCTTTGTTACTGAGGTAGCTTTTAGCAAGCCCTGCAACTGGGCCAAGGATAGCAGTGAGTAAGCTCATTTTGTACGCCCTAGTAGACTTTGTACAGTATCAGACTCAAATATCCTAATACCTAGCCAAAGTATAGTCAGTATAGAAGCTGTTGGAGGTAGCCAAGCAGCCATTGAAAGTACAGCGGTAGAAGCTGCGGCTACGTCTAACATTTCTTTTGTGGTTTCTACCATGACAATCCCTTGCTATTTGTTTAGTGAGTAAATCAGTGCATATATAAGTACAGGTATAACTGCTATAGCTACTCCAACAATAGTTACAAACTGCTTTACTAGTTTAAGCCTATTGTGTTTTTTTAGAACAGCTACACGAGCGTCTCGCTCTCTTTCTTGCTTACAGTCCGATTGAAACTTTAAGAAGTCAGAGTACATGTCAGGGCGGCCTGCGTATATCATATGCTCTCGAAGCCACTCCTCTTGCTCTTTGATCTTCTCTAGTGCCATAAAAGCATCCAAGTCACTCTTGCCCTTGGACGCTACACGTTTGGCTATTACACTCTTGTTATCAAAGTACTTCTTAGCGACATTACCACATTCGTATAAATCTTTACCGTTACTAAGAGCGGTCTTCAATATACCAAATGCAGCATTAGCAGCCGCTATCTCGACTAACATTAGCCTTCAAGCGATAAGTTGTAAGCAGCAATAACTGCGTCAGTATGCAAAGCAACACAGATAGCCTGTACTTCTGCTGACTCGTCACTATAGTCATCCGCAGGTGTTACGCAATGCCTATGGTAGCTACGGCTCAACTCTACACCATCTTCATCTACAATCGTGACTGTTCGTACTTGTATAATTTTATGCTGCCCTGAAACTTCAATCTTATCTTCTATTTCTGTTTTATTTAAAGCCATGTTAAATCTCCGGTCTGTTACTAGCATCCACTAGCAGTAAGGTTATGACGTAAAGTAAGTCCAAGAAAAGCGCATATCAGTGCCGCCACCAGAGGCTAATACCTCGTCTACATCTAAATAAGAACTTGTGTTGCTAGTTAGCGTCCCGAAACGAGGGCCACTGCCGTTTTGATGCTTAACCATAACAGGCTGAGCAACTGCAAAAGTATTAGTTCCGTTAACAATAGCAGTCCAGTGGTCAGCCGTCGCATAACTAACCGCCGCAAAAGGAAGTGACGCTGATTTAATGTATAAAGTATTTGCAGCCGTTAAACCAGTAGGGCTGATGTTTAACATGCTAACTGTAGCAGTCACTACATTACCTACACGAATGTAATGGCCCTCAGAAGTACCCGCCGTAGCATCATTACCACCACCAGCTGCGTCTGAGAAAACAGGAGTCCACGTTCCTTCTTCGTAGTAATCCAGCAGGTTGGCCGCAGCCGTCCCGCCTAAGTAAACACCGCCAGTGGCTGTGATGTCTCCAGTAAAGGTTGCACCGCCGTTAGATGAAATTCTAAAATTCTCTGTCCCATCATTCTTTACAACAAAGTCAGAACTAGAACGAGCGTTAGTAGGATCAATGTCAATGATTAAATCTGTTGCGTCCATACCAACAGTAGCTTCGTCAGTAGTGCCGTCTACATCAAATTTAAGGAACGTGCCGCCAGCAGTCTCAGTAATTTTAATGCCGCCAGTGGCTACAATCTCGCCAGAGGCAGCTAGACTAGTAAATGCGCCGGTAGATGCAGATGATGCACCGATAGTCGTACCGTCAATAGTGCCGCCGTTAATGTCTGCTGTAGTAGCTACCAGTGATGTGATAGTACCTAGACTAGTGATGTTAGGCTGTGCCGCTGTGATCAGTGTACCAGCGACGTTAGTGAATACACCAGTAGAAGGGGTAGTGGCTCCAATAGGCGTACCGTCGATAGTACCTGCGTTGATGTCTATAGTAGTTGGGTTGATACCTAGCTCGACAACCGTACCACCCGAGTCCTTGGTATACAGTTTCTTGTCAGCTACGTTTACAGCCAACTCGCCTTGTACAAGCTGTCCTGCTGTTGGGACACTAGCAGCGGTGGAGCTATTTTTAGTTACAATTTTTGTTGCCATGTTTAAATACCTTTAGTAAGTTCCACCGTTGAGTGTACCAGTAGTCATGTTGTCTGCGTTTAAAGTTGAATTAGACTGCAAAGCTGAGTCAGCCGTTGCACCTTGTGCTGCCGTAGCATACGCTGTAGAAGCTGTTGTAGCTGCCGTACCTAAACCTAAGTTTGTTCTTGCTGCGGACGCGTCTAGCAAGTCTGACAGGTTATTACCTTTGAGCAAGCAACCAGCTAAACCACTAGAGCTTCCGCCCTGTACACCAATGGTATATTCAACAAAGTCTGTTAAGGTTGTGCCACCTGTGTTTGTAGCTGTTGACTCAATAAACCACCAGCCAAAGAAAGTAGCGTTTTTAAGAGCTGGGTTTAAGACATAGTTTTCAAGCACTACACCAGCTTTTGCAAGGACTATGTTGGCGTAGTTACCCTGTCCGTACTGCAAGCACACGTTACCATTGCTAAATCGATACAGTCTATGACCTACTAATGTGGTAGAACCTAAAGCTGTCAGGACTCCATTGTTATCCCAAAACTTAGGTAAAGCTGTGTTGCCGCCAGCATCAAAGCCTGTTCTTGTAGTTAAGAAAAACTCAGCGTTTGAAACTGCGCTAAAGTCTTTAATGTTAGGGTTATAGATATCACCAGTACCACCAAACTCCAAAAGGCTGCCAGCGGAAATGTCAAAGCCTAAGTCTGTCGCTCGACCAGTAACAGTTTGATTTTTCTTAAACGGTATACCTTGAGCCAACAGGTAAGCGTATACGTCCCTTATGCTGTTTGCATAGTGGCCTATCGGGTTGTTCAAATACTCAAAGCCCAGGATAACAGAGCTTTCTACAGCAATACGCATTGTAAATATCTTACGTGACCAGTCCTGCCTCGTAGGGATAGTAGTCTGCTGTTGTAAAGCACCGTCTTTATCTATGTAGACATAGGTAGAAGTTGCGGATAAAGTTGCAACTGTTACGCCTGTAGCACCTGTGTAATGGATATCAAAGTAGCCTTGGTCGCTATGTATCTCTCCAAACACGGCTGGCTGTGCAAAGGTTGTACCTCCAACAGCAACAGTAGAAACATAAGTAGAACTAACTCCAGTGCCTCTTGCTTTTAATAACGCATGGTCAACACCATCTACATAGGTCTGGAGATTAGTCGTGTCAACAACTACGAGATCAGTATCATCAAGCGTCATATTAGCAATAGAAAAGTCTGGAGCAGCGCCAGAGCCTAGACCTAAGTTACTACGCGCTGTACCTGCGTCAGCTAGATCAGACAAGTTGTTAGCTTTTAAAGCAGAGGCAGCTAAAGTTGCTGCGGCTGCGCTGGCACTGTTGCTTGCATTAGCAGCAGATGTGGCAGAACCACTAGCAGAAGCAGCAGAAGCAGTCTCTGAACTAGCTGCGTTTGCAGCGGAAGTAGATGCACCAGAGGCTGACGTAGCAGCATTGCTTTCGGAGGTTGAGGCATTGCTTGCGCTAGTCGCAGCCTCTGATGCTTTAGTCGTTGCCGTAGAAGCGCTTGTAGCCGCGTTAGTT